GTACGGATCGTGGAAGATCGGCGCTTCGCGGAACGTCAGCTTCGAGAAGCCGATGCGACCCGTCATCTCGTCCGACGTGTATCGCGTCTGCGGGGTCAGGAGACCCTCGTAGCTGAGGTACATGTCGTCGGTCGTGAGGATCACGTTCGGCTTGAACGAACCCTCGGTCGCGTTGAGCGACGCCTTGCGCCAGTTGGCGAGACCCGTCACTGCCATCGACCCGCCTGTGAAGGACGGCGCGGCCGTGCCCTTGGCCGAGAGGCCGCGGGACTTCCACTTGCCGTAGGTCGTCGAGGACGCCCCCTGGACGGTCGTTGCATCGCCCGCGATCAGAGCGTCGAGGCTCGTGATCGAGTTGGCGATGGTGATCGTCGAGAAGATGTCCGAGGCCACGAGATCGACGAGACCGCTCGTCGAGTCGTTCTGCCGGTGCGTCCACAGATCCGCGAGCTGGGCCGCGCCGCGGTTGTTGCGTCGCTCCAGGCCGCTGATCAGCGCGGTCGCGCCGTACAGCTTCCAGTTGGCACGGGTGCCGCGCAGCGTGTCACTCGTGTCGGTGGAGAACTGCCCGTAGCCGCTCGACAACCGTCGAGCCGAGCCGTTCGAGTCCAGCTTCACGCGAATCTTGATCGACTCGCCCTCCGCCGTCTGAGCCGCCGTCCCAGAAGGAGATCCGTCCTGACCGATCTGACCCGAGAGGGCCGCGCCGATCTTGCCACAGAAGATCGAAACACCGGGATGCGCGTCGAGAGCATTCTCGAGGATGCGCGGGTGGATCGACTCTGCCGTGGTAGAAAGAACCTCATTCTGAATCCGGGTTTCGCTGTAGTCAGCAATCGCCATACGAATCCCCTTTCAGAACAATTCGATGGAGTTAGTTGAACAGAGTCTTCGGGTCTCTCCCGAGCTTCGCCGCAACCTGCTCCATCACCTCTTGGGTCAACCGTGCGTTGACCTTCCCCGGGCGGACCTGAACGACATCCGAGGGCAGCGAGGAGCGTGCGGTGTGCCGCGCGTCCGTCGCCTTCTTCAGAAGATCATCGGGGCTGCCAGGATCTTTGGTCGCGGAGAGTTTCTTCTCCACGAGCTTCTTGTACGTGTCGAGGGTGAGCATCTCCATCGTCTTCGCTCCCCCCTCGGTCGCGAGCATGTTGAGCTGCGCGAGCGCCGCGCGATCGCCCTGCTCTGCGGCCCGCTCGGACTGCTTCACGGCGCGCAGGATCTCCTCCTGCGCTTCCTTCATCAGCTCCGGTTCGTCCTTGTAGGCCGCCAACGTCGACTCGATGTTGCCCGAGAGCGCCGATCGCAGGGACCGCGTCTCCGTCTGCGCGAGTCGCGCGTTCGCGTCCGCGAGCTGCTGCTGGAGCTGCTCCACGACCGGGGACAGCTCGCCGCGCAGCGACTTCACCTCCGGGTCGTAATACTTCTCCTCTTCCTCGACCTTCGGCGCGGGCGCGACCGGCTCGCCGCGCGCGATGCGCTGCACCGCCTCCAGCATCGCCGGGTTGTTCTTGATCTGGTGGCCGAGACCGGCGCGATCGATCAGCTCGTCGACGCTGCCGAGCGCCTCGACATAACGCTCCAGCGGGCGCAGCTTCTCGTACTTCTCCTGATACGGCGACGCTTCCGGCGCCTTCTCTTCGGTTCCTTCGGTCGTGTCCTGCTCGCTCATCCGTTTCTCCTCACCCCGTTGGTGTAAAGCTCGTTACCGCGTCTCGGGGCACCGCGATACGAGAAAATCTTCCCCGTGTTGTCGTACATGTCGTTGCGCGCGCCGCCGACCTTCTCGGACGACTCCGCGAGCGAGAGCTTTCGCTCCTTCGTCCAGCGCGTCAGCTCCGATCGCGAGGCGAAGGGCTCTTCGCGCAGGTTCGGGATCTGTCGCGGACCGCCCCACTCGAAGTCATTCAGCCGGTGGAGCAGCACGTTCATCGGCTGATCGCAGCAGCTCGGCACGTCGTCCGTCCACTTGTCGTACGCCTCGGCGTCGCACTTCTTGCAGTAGTAGTCGTGCAGCATGGGCATCACGTCGGACCTCCCGTCGCGTTCGCCATCGGCCCCATCGTGTCCATGCTCGGCGCCGGGCCGCTCTCGGGCTGACCGGGCTGGTTCGGGTCCTGCCCCATCGCGACCGCAGCCTTCTTGTCGACGACCCAGCGCGCCTCGTCCTCACCGCCCAGCGTGACGAGACGCTTGGCCGCGAACACCGGATCGATGATCGGGTTCTGGAGGCCCCGCGTGATCGTGAGGATCTGGGCGACCTTCGCGAACTCCGCGCCGGGATCGATCGGGGTCGTACTGTTCAGCTTCACGCCGTAGTCGAACTCGCCCGTGAGGTCGGCGAGCGTGGCCTTCACGAAGCCCTGCTGAACCTCGTTCTGTTGGAGGAACGCGAAGTTCTCCTCGCCGATGATCGGGACGAAGAAGGGGCGGCTGTCGGCCGTGTTCAGCAGCGCGCGATGCGCGGACCGGATCACGTCGACCCAGAACGCCTCGAACTTGGCCTGAAGCCGGTTCTTCGACATCTGGCTGCCCATGCCGATCTGGGTCGCCTCGGCCGCCGTCTGCACGTTCGCGCGCTGGCCGCGGTCGAACTCCGAGACGCCGAGCGCCTCGCGGATCGCGGTCTTGAGCTGGAAGACGAGCCCGACGAGCTGGCCGTCGATCGCGCCCGCCGCCACGTCGCGGACGATCTTGTCGACATCGCCGTCGACGACGATCGCCTCCATCAGGGACTCGGGGTTGAGGAGATTCTCCAGCGCGGAGGGGTCATTGATCCCCATCTTGTTGACGAACAGGAGCCGGCGGGTCCGGTTGATCAGCGCCTTGAGCACCGTCCAGACCTTGTTGTACATCATCAGCTCGTTCCAGATCATCTTCGGGAACGGGATCCCGAACGGGCTGTCGAGCTGCTCGTTGAGCGTCAGGATCGAGAACGGGAGCTGCCCCCATTCGAGCGGCCAGTCCTTCTCCTCACGGACGAGCGTGTCGCAGCCGTGAGAGACGCCGAAGAACGTGCGCTTGGAGGCGTCGTAGACGACCCACTCCTCCCACATGCTGATGCCGTTCTTGTCCTTCTTGTTGCCGAGGACGCCGTCGTGCGCGGGCGCGGGCTTCTTCCGCTCGTGGTACGGCCGCTGGTCGTACCAGAAGGTCGGCTTCCAATCGACCGTGTTCGCGATCAGCGCGGGGTTGCGCGCGATCTCGCTCTTGCTGCGGTAGAGGTTCTGGAACGCGATCCAGCCCACCTCCGCGTCCATGTCGAACGTGTTGACGAGCGGATCGATCCGCACCTGCCACGGTCGCATGAACTGGATCCACGGCAGGTCGGGGACCTGATTGCGGAAGCGCGCGATGCCCTTGCCCGAGTCGTCCTCGTACTCGATCTCGGGCGTGTAGCCGTGCCGCACGCCGCCGAAGGGCAGGATCAGCGAGGAGAGGAAGGCGCGATCGACCTCGCGTCGGAACTTCTTCTCCCGGATCAGGTAGGTCGCGAGCTTCTGGTTCAGCCACGCCCGCCGCCATGCGTCGTCCTTCGCGGCCGTGCCGCCGAGGGGGCGGAGGATCGGCTCGGGATCCTGGGCGGAGGTCTGGGCGACGATCGTGTTGATGATCGAGAAGAAGATGTTGGCCGCGAACTCGTCGACGCTCTCGACCGCGCGCGGCATGGAGGCCGGGAAATCGCCGCGGTAGGCGTCGAGATAGCGCATCGCCATGTAGGCGCTGTTGTCGCTCGCGCGCTGGTTGCCCGCGTTCGAGGGGATGAGCCCGGCGTTCGCCCACTCCACGTCCGCCATGCGGAGCATCGCCCGCACGTCCTGAACGTCGACGCCCTTCTTCGGTCGTCCGCGCCGCGCCGCCATCTAAAGGCCCATCCCGGCCAGCCCCGAGCGCCCGCCGAGGGGCAGCACCGTTCGCTGGTTGCGCTGGCGCGCGAGGATCGATCGTCGGAGCGCGTTGAAGTCCGTGTCTTCGAGCTTGAGCACCTTGTCGTGCGCCTGCACCGGGGGATGGGACATCACGAAGTAGCGGATCATGTCGTAGGCGTCGTCGCGGCCGTGGAAGGACGAGGGCGCGTTCGGGTCGCGCACCTTCTCGCGGTAGCGGAGCACGTCCAGCTCCTCGATCACCTCGTTGTTGTCCGAGTGGATCAGCAGGTACGGCTCACCCGTCCGCGGGTTCGTCGCCAGGAAGTTCATCATCTCCAGATGCCCGGCCTTGCGGTCGGCCTGGGCCAGCTTGTCCGTCTCCCAGATCGGGAGCCCCCGGCGCCGGAACAGCTCGACGACCTCCGGCTTCTTCGGGTCGCCCACCATGCGGCGGACGCGCGGTCGCCAGTGCATCTCGTCGAGGATCGCGTCGACGCGCGCGACCACGTCGTCGCTCGTGAGCCCCCGCTCGTAGATCGATCGCCGGAGCGTCACCTGCTGCGGCCCGACCATCCAGAAGCCCACGACCGTCGGGTCGGCGTAGCCATAGTCGAAGGCGATGTGGATGTCGCAGACGCCCGCGTACGGGGGCTCGTGGCGGATGACGTGGGCGGGCTCGCCCCGCAGCCCCTCGGTCCGGCGGAGGGGCACCACCCGGCCGCGGGTGAACGTCCACTGGCCGCCGAACTGCTCGGCGAAGCCCGGATCCTTCATCGCGCCGCACTCGACCATCGGGTCGAAGCAGTCGTGCCCGTTGTCGGCCGAGGGCGGCTTCAGCTCGTCCGCGGGGTAGGTCAGGGTGCAGACGGAGTCCGTCCGCAGCTCGGCCTTCTGGTGCTCGATCCAGTAGCGGCCGTAGTTGTACTTCGGGTTCGCGCGCGGCGTGAACGTGAAGCTCTCGATCGACAGGGAGGGGGTCGCATTGCCGCGCTCGATCTCGCGGTAGATCCAGGCGGCCTCGATGTCCGGGGTGGTGGCCCAGACCGACCGGCCGACGCGGGTGGAGAGATACTTCGACCAGACGATCTCCGGGAGCCGGGCGGCCTCGGAGAGGATCGCGATGTCGACTTCCTCGGACTGGAGCTGGCGCTCGTTCGCGGCCGAGCGGACCTCGACGATCGTGTCCACGTCGCGGCCGTAGCAGTTCTTGCCCCAGCGGATCTGGATTCGCATGTGGCCCTGCGCAGCGTTCTTCACGGCCTGGATCAGCTCGTACTCGATGCCGAGGTGAGCGCGCCGCTCGACGAGATCCTCCCAGGCGTAGTCGAACTCCTTGGCGAGACCGAAGTTGGGCGGGACGATCCAGATGATCTGGGATTCGAGCGTGGGGTCGATCAGGAAGCGGGCGCCGTGGTAGAGGATGTCCGGGTACACGTCCTTCCACGCGGCGTAGGACTTGCTCGTTCGGGCGGAGCTGGACGCGATCTTCGTCTTCGCGCGCGACGCGTGGAAGCGGTCGACTTCGGGCTCGTGGGTCTTGTACCCGGAGACCTCGAAGATCGCGGCGCGGAAGCGGTCGTACTCGTCCGCGTCCTGCACTTAGAC